TCTTCCGTGTAGTCAGTTAGCGATGTGTTTGGTTGTATTTTTATGCCTATTTCTCCAGCGTCCGATATTTGTTCTAAGTAGTTTAACAAATCATACGCTATCATTTCGCAATCGCTTAATACGTGCGTTTCGTTGCTTTCATCTAGATTAACTTTGTCACTAATATCAATAACAAATTTTCTTTCTATTACGTTATTTGTAATAGATGACGAAGTTAGCGAACACCATAATAAAGGATATTGAATCGGATTACTTGCACCAACTTCCCACTTGTCACCGAAATAGAAACTATTTAGGCTTTTGTGTTTGGAAGAAAAGTTTTTTAAAATTTCTATCGTTTGGTTTAATGTCAGCATATACATTAGGCTTTAAAACCTTTAATTTCTCTATTATTTTCTTTTCGTTTGCTTTGCTCATAAATTAATATGTCCATCCGAAGTCAGTTAATTGGTCGTTGTCACTTGGATTTACTTTTCTGATAATATAGTCATCATTTATAAATATTCCAGTTGATAAATTAGTTAACGAACGATTCATACCCTCACTATTATAAGTGTTATATAGTGGGAAAGTTGATGAATATTTTATAAGATATTTAGTTAATAATTCAGCGTATCTCTCACCTATGGATCTCCATTCATCTTTAACTACTTTCATCTCACTTTCGCTGATAGGCTGTGAGTTTTCAGATGACTTGACCATGACTCCTTTATTGGTGTACCTGTACTTTAATATGGTTGTAGCTTCCATTAAGATATACCAATGTAACATTTTTTGTATGTATTTTTTGATTAGATTAGTTTCGTCAACGGATAACGTGTTTGCAGTTATTTTATCCTGTAAATCTTCGAATAAAGGAGTACCTAATACTTGTTGTAAATACAAATCTTGTATCATAATGATTGACGGTTGCAATAGCTCCCAATCTGTGTTATCATTGATTAAAGATTTATCCTTTAAATATTGCTGTGATATAAATAATGCATCCATCTTATTTGTCTATTCTAATTGTTTTTGCTTTCCATATATGACGGCAGTATGGTGTTGTTTCTCCATTATTTGGGTTAGTGTACCAACCGCCTCGATAATCAAATACATTCATCCCAAACTCATTTTCCATTCTTTCTAAATTTTCAAAAGTCCAATGATTGCCTTCCGCTGTTTTTGATAATAAATCTTTGCAAAATTGCCTACTTGTAGTTTTCAATGCTGGTGCATCTTCACGCTTAACATACTTATAAACAGTTTTTATTTCAGTTGTTTTTATCGGCTCACTTTTTTTTTCAATCCCTTTATCAGTGATGTCATAAGCTCGAGCGTTTTTCTCAATCAATCCTTTTTCTTTTAATCTGAAAATGGATTGCTTAATCTTATTAATATCAACTTTCAATAGTCTCGCAAGCTCTTCTTGTGTTAGAGTTGGATTGCCTTTAATAGCACTTAGAACAGCACTATCTAATTCAGTAACACTAATACTCAATGCATCTTCAAAATACATTTTATGAGCCTTTAATTCATATTTCAAAGCATCCTTTAATGAATGTATGTGTACTTCCTCTTCAAACAAAACTTCGTGGCCCTCTTCGTCAGGTGTCGCCAACTCCATGAAACGTGCTAAGATAGCATCTTCATTTTGTTTAGACATCTTAACGATAGTTTCATCAATCGCATCATTTTCATTTAAGAAAGTTAACGCATCTTCATTTGACAAACCAAATCCATTAACCATTAATGCAATAGCTGATTGCTTGTTAATCGTGCCTTTGTCATACTTGTTAACGATACGCATTAGCCCTTGAAACTGTCTGCCTGTTAAATTAGTCAATGTGCTATTAACGCTAGCTTGTATTTGTTCTGTTTCACTTACTTCATTCAATGGCTCAAATCCTTTGATAGCACGTCTTTCATCTTGCGTCAAATCTTGATCCGCTGAGAAATCATAACCTATCGGCTCTAATTGGTCGAAATCAAATTCAATATATACACCTGTCATCAAATAGCATGCATCCGAAATGAAGCTCAACAATGGCTCCTGTCTTGGCTTACTGTATGTATTAAGGAATAACTCGTAACTTTCTTTTACAGATACCCTATTACCTAATGCGCTCCCTTCCGTTTTAACACCGAATATCTCAGGATTAGTTACGTTGTGAGATACTAAAATCTTTTGTTGTAAACGTTTTGAAGTAAACTCAAATTTCTTATCTAACTCATCTATGCTTATCGGTTGTATTGCCGCCGCCTGTCCGTTCTTATCAGCGAAATTAAGCACTACACTACCAGCATTCTCAACACCTGTATAAGTTTGCTCGAATCTTTCTTTGATAGCTCTTTTTACTTCAGGTGGTTGTTCACCATTAAAGAAAGTAACCATCATTGAACTACTAAATCCTCTACGAATAAATGATTCGTTAAATGTAGTAATATCAATGTCGCTTTTAATTTCGCTTAAACAGCCATTATAAGGCACTTTTGTATAAACAGCATCTAATCTGCTCTTTGCTGGCTGATAGTATCTAAAAGCCGTAAAGAATGTACCTACAGAACCCTTTTTATAGATAGTAAATATTCTAAATTCAGGGCTGTGTTTAGTCCAGTCCTCACTAAAATAAAGTTTAGTTTTGCATTCACTTAATCTGCAATTAGCGTATTGCAAGTGATAGTATTCAACTGGCTTTCCGTTAATGTCTGTAATTACTTGTAAATAAAACGCATTGAACAACTCACAATCTAAGGACATTTTTTGTCCCATTTTATACCAACTTTCAAACCTATTGGCCTTACTCAAAAATTGGTCAGCTATTTCAGATTGTTCTTCATTAACTGCTTTCAAACCACGGCCCCAAAGGTAACGTGCTTTTGCATTTACTATCGCACCATGTTCTGCGTGTTCTTCAAAGTAACGAATAAGTTCTTGTGGGAAATCGTTTTTCTTACCGTATTTGATATAGTCATGTTGCCAGTCTTTTTTTAGCTCAGGTCTTTTTTCTTCGCCAAATTGAACAAAGGCCAAATTACTATTAAGCACTTCGATTGATGTATTATTTTTAGCCATTAAACTCAGTATATGTTGTTTGTTCGCTTGTAAACTCTGCTAAATTAGTTGATGTACCTTTCACTTCTACTTTGCCATTTTCAACCAATGCGCCACTATTAGCAACCACTAAATTAGTAGTTGATGTTTGTTCATAGATATTATATTTCCAGTCGCCAATTGTTAATGATACTTTGCCAATTAGTAAATTTTCAGTTGTGTTTTCTTCAATCAAAAATTCATTGTATCTCAGCTTGTTAGTTGATACATCGGCACAAATAAATGTCTTTACTTGTTTAGTACTATCGTTTGTAAACTCAAATAAATATTTTGCATTGCTTAACGTTGTTCTTTCGCTTAACGTCAGGATGCAAGTATTTACACTATTTTTGTTAATCAATATCATTATCTATTAAGTATTATTTATTAAAATAAATGATAAATAAAAAAAGGTAGCCACATGACTACCCTCTTTAAAACAAATCAATAATTAACCGATTAAGCAATAGTTAAAGCCGCTATAACAGATGAAGCAACTGAAGCTACTCTAGTATAACCACGCCCTTTAAACTGAATCTTGTTACCCATAAAGTCACCTAATGCAACACCTGATTCTAATCCGTCAGATACTAAGTCCATTCCGTAATCTTCGCCTAAATACCAAAAAGTACCGTCAGTCATTTCAGCAATTAATATAACTGTATTTTTGATTAATAAATCTAATTCAGTTTGAGTAGCTTGGTCTAATCCTAATAGCTCTAAGTTAGCTTCTAAATCATAAGCAACTGTTCCTGTTTTAACATCAGATGCACCTGTTTGTTTCCAAGATGCAACCTCTGATTTTTGTTTGTAACGGAAAAAGTCAGCACCAACAACAGTTGTAAGAGTTGTGATAACTCCCGCTGTTCTAGTTAAAGATGTTACGTTTGCGAATTCTGTAATTAAAAAGGACTTAACACCCGCTGAGGTCTTACAAACCTTGGGAGTGTGTCCCTGTGTCAATGCACATGCCATAATTATAATTTTTTTTAAGGTTTATAAAAAAGGGGGGCTTTCAACTCCCCCTTGTGTTTAGTTATTAAGAACCGCAATATAAAACGTTGAACGCTTGGTTAGCAACGTATGCCGCAATTGTTCCAACGTGTTTAACGAACAATAAATCTTGGTTTAACGCTACCTTGTTAACTTCGAATTTGTTAACGTCAGAAGTTAAATCAGTAACCCAGAATAAATGTTCTTTTGGAGCCGCAATGATTACGTTTTCAGGAACTGGTACAAATTTAATTTCAATTCCGTTGTAGAAGTATTTCTCACCAACAACGCTGAATAAATCTCTATAAGTTGCACTAACATTATAAATGTTAATTAACTGCATGTGAGATTTTGGAGCGTAGATATAAGGAGTTAAACCGCTAGCTAATACAGTCGCTGGAATAGCTGCATACACACGTGCGTATTCTTGTGCTATGTTACTTGAAGTAATTGCGATACCATCTACCTTAATACGAGTACCTACTCCCGCAGTTGCAGTTGAGTTCCATGCGTTGTACATCATTGATGCAACAACACCATTGAATTGACCAGCTGTTAATGCAGCCGCAACTGTTTTTTCATCAGCTCCGATTTGGTTGTTAGCAGTACCCGCTGTTAAAGCCGCAATTGCTGTTTTTTGAGCTGAAGTAATACCTGACCAGAATTGGTATTCAGCATCGTAAGCGATTTTTTTAGAATACATTCCACCAATTACAACTTGTTCAAACTCATTAGATAATGTTTCCCATGCACCTGGTTTCATATCACGTTTAAAACGAGATGGTCTTAAAGTGTTAGGGTCAAATGTTTGGTAGTACAAGTATTTAGTTGGTGTAATAGATACATCAAATAAATCTAATGAACCAGCTGAAGTTGGCGCACCGCTTGTATAAGCTTGCATTGATGCAGTTGTAGCACCTTCTGTAAAGATAACTTCGTTTTTAACTTCCTCTTCAAAAGTTACATAACCTTCGCCTAATGTTTTGTTTTCGAATAAGACCTCCTCTATCACGGGAGAGGCAGCATGGCCTCTAATGTCAATTATACTATAAGAAATTGCCATAATTTTTAGTTTTTAGTTTTTGTTGTTTTTATTTTTTTTTCTGTTTGTTTTTTTTCTGTTTGTTCAGTTGCTTCCTCTGAAATATCAAAGTCTTCTAATTTTAATCGACCCTTTGATAACAAATGAATAGCAACGTCATCTGATAAGTCTTCGTTTGTGATGCGCCCACCATTGAACACATACTCGAATCCTTCTTTAAATTTATACTTTGCCATATTTTGCAAGCTTATGTTTTTGGTATGGTGTTAAAGAACTGAAATCAACTTTAGCTTCAATCGGCTCAGTAACTGGAGTTTCAACTATTTTATTAATAGCTGACAAAGTTAATTTAACTGTTTCAGTTTGTTTAGCAAATTCTGATTTCAATGATTCTAATTCTTTAGCCATAGCTTCCATTTCAGTTTTCAATTTATCAACTTCACCCATTTGCTCAGGCATTGCTTCAACTTCGGGAGCTTCCTCTTTAGCTTCGATTTCAGTGATAACACCGTCCATAACAGTAACTACCGTTCCGTCTTCCGCTGTATGTTCGCCGTTTGGCGCTGCTACCAACCCTTCGGGCGTCACTAAGTAAATCTTTGCACCAACAACAAATTCTCCTTCAACAGAAACTACATTTCCATCTACCAATTTAATTTCAGCCATTTTAATTGGCTCTTCAGCTTTAGCAACTTCAGGCTCAGCACCGAATTGCATAAAAGCACTTTTTAATTTAGCCTTCAAATCTGAAGGTAAAATATTGTTTATCGTTTCGTTTAAATTCATCTTGTTTTTTTATTTAAGTATTTATTTTAAAATGAGTGATAACTTTTTAATCCAATAAATTCATTAAGGCTTTTATTTCAGAATCATTCAAAGGCTCTACGGGTTTCAACTTGAATAAAGCCTCTAAACTAAAACCATTGAACTCACCTTGTTTTACTTTATTCCAAACGTCATCATTGTTTATTTTCATTGTCATAAACCACGTACCAAACGGCAAATCTTCAAAGCCTTTCACTGATTGTACTCTATTTTCATCGGTTATAAATGATTCGAAAATAAATACGTCTTCTACATTGCTATCTGTTTCATGCGTAGCTTTTACGTTTAAGTTTCTATTTTCCTTTGCAAACTTTTGAGATGCTTCGTAAATAGTTTCTTTAGTTGCACCTACATAAAAAGGTTTTCCGTTTTCTTCACGATAAACCAATTTATCAGGAATCATAACGGCTCCGCAAACGATTCTCTTTTCTTCGTTTTGAATAGCAAACAATGCTTTGTGAGATTCGAATTTTAAAAAGTTAGATTCATAAGCTGGGGAATTAACAAGGGCTACATCTTGTAGTCCATATTGCTCATTACCGTTTTCGTCTAATTCTAAAAGATATACAGAATATTCCATAATTTAAAATGTTGATTGTTTTTCTAATACATTAACTCTATTTGTCTTTGCTGATATTTCATCGACACCAACTGTCGCATTTACTTGTATAGCTGGCATTGCAGAGCCATTACTTATTTTATTACCTTGTTCATCAAACTTACTACCTTCAATGTTAGCATTTACATTACTTACTGTTGGCGGAGCAGGTATTGGTTGCGAAGCTGGAGCAGTACCACCCCCCATATCACCGCCCCCACTAGATGAAAACTTTGATGCCGCTATCTTAGCAATGTTAGCCGCTGAAGTAACTCCAGCTAATGCCGCTTGTATAAATGGATAAGCTGGAAAAACAGTTGTAATAGGTGAAGCTGTAGCCGTTGCAAATGCACCTTGTACTGCTTGAAATCCACTAACAACAGCTGTTGATAATTGCAAAGCTTTATTTACCTCGAAAGCTTTACGAGCCATCTCTTCTTCCTCTTTACTACCTTTCTTTAATTTTTTAGATTTAAAAAGAAAGTACATGTCAGATAGTTGTTGGCCAGCTTGCAAGCCTTGTAATGTTAGATTATATTTTTCTTTTTCTAACTCAGCATAGCCAGCTCTTTCCTTTTCTGCATATTCATCTCTAATTCTTTTCTTTTCTTGATAAATAAGATTTTCAGCTTGTATCTGAGCTTCAATTTTTGCATCTTCTTGTTGTTGTGCTAATAACGCTTCATCTGCTAATCTTTTTTGTTCATCTTGAAATCTTTTAGTTATATCTTTATTAAAGTCATCATTAAATTTCTTTTCTTCATCAGCTTGTTTTTTCTTTTCAGCTAATATTTTTTCTCTATTAGCTTTCGCTTTTTCATCAGCCTCTTTCTGTTTAGCTTCTTTTTCTTTAGCATCATTAGCTTCAATAATAGTTATCT